AGGTATCACTGGTATCCAAGGTCTTACAGGTTCACAGGGTACTACCGGTACAACAGGTAACACTGGTTCCCAAGGTACAACTGGTACCCAAGGCGCTACTGGAACACAGGGCACACAAGGTATTCAAGGAATTACCGGAGCACAAGGTGCCACAGGAACTCAAGGTTTGCAAGGAATCCAAGGGTTACAGAGTAACATCGCTGGACCACAAGGCACTACTGGGTTCCAAGGAACTAGTGGAACTAACGGAACAAATGGTTTACAAGGTACACAAGGACTTCAAGGATTTACTGGTGCACAAGGAACAGTTGGCGCGCAAGGAGCAACAGGTACCCAAGGTCTTACTGGTACTCAGGGCTTTACAGGAATCCAGGGAACTATTGGAGCTACTGGTTCTCAAGGAACTCAGGGAACCCAAGGTCTACTAGGACTACAGGGCACAGCAGGATATGTTGGCTCTAATGGTGCGCAGGGAACTCAAGGAACAACTGGTTCACAGGGCGCTATTGGCTCTCAAGGTACAAGTGGAACTAATGGTACACAAGGCACCCAAGGCACCCAGGGTCTTCTAGGACTTCAAGGTTCTACGGGTAACCAAGGAACTATTGGTTCTACTGGTGCCCAGGGTACTGCTGGATTTGTTGGTTCTAACGGCTCACAGGGAACCCAAGGTACACAAGGAAATCAGGGAACTACTGGTTTACAAGGATTTACTGGAACCCAAGGCCTAACAGGTACTCAAGGCACAAATGGTACCCAAGGTACAACTGGTGGAAGCGGTATTGTTAACGTAGGAAACGGTCTTCAGTATGTATCTGGAACCCAGACCTTATCTTTGCAAGCGGTAACTGGAACTGGTTATACCCACGTATTCCAGACCTCACCTACCCTTATTACCCCTGTACTTGGAGTCGCTACGGGTACATCTTTAGCGCTTCAATACACATCTAACCAAACCACTAACGCTGGTTCGTTAGCAATTGGTGGAACAACAACAACTTCTACTGGACAAATTGCTACGTTCGTAGGTTCTGACAGCCAGTACTCAAACATCATTGTTCAGAACAACAACAGCGCTAACACAGCTTACTCAGCTGTAGTAACGGCAAACGACCAGTATGCCTCTAGCGGTTCTTACATGGAAATGGGTACAAACAGCAGTACCTATTATGCTGGAACTAACGGTCTAGGCTATCCAACTAACTCCTTCACAATTCAGGGAATTAACTTCATTGAGGCTAACAACGCCGATTTGACAATGGGTACCTGGACTAACAACGCAATCCACATTGTTGTTAACGGTCAAACCAACACAGCAGACGCTATTACTATCTCAACTTCTGGCGCTGTTACCATCAACGGAAACACTACAGCTACTAAGTTTATTACCTCTGGCGGTACTTCTAGCCAGTTCGTAAAGGGCGATGGTTCTCTAGACTCCACATCCTACTCAACGCTCTCTCCGTTCCTCCTCGGAGGCATGTAGTACACTTAGCGCGTGAATATGGTGCAACGGGCGGTAGCCCACGGTGGAAAACTCGCGCCTATAGTTTTTCCACATGATTTAGTAGCCTTAATGAACCCCTCAGTCTTTATAGACTCAGACGGGGATATTCTTGTTAACGTAAGAGCAACAAACTACACGCTCTACCATTCTGAGAATAAGCAGTTATTCCCGTCTCCATGGGGGCCGCTCTCTTACCTGCATCCTGAGAAGGATCAGCGCCTGGTAACTGAGAATTACCTGGTAAGAATGAACAAAGAGCTAGAGGTTACTGACTACTCTAAAGTAGAGATGCTCAGCCTACACACGCCTATCTGGGAGTTTGTTGGGTTAGAAGACGCTCGTCTTGTTCAATGGGCCGGAGTCTATTATTTAATAGGTGTTCGCCGAGACACCACAACTAATGGCCAAGGCCGCATGGAGTACAGCACAATAGCCCTCAATAAAAATAAATGGGAAGCTAAAGAAGTTGCGCGAAAGAGAATCCCTACCCCTGGAGAGGATAAATCCTACTGTGAGAAGAATTGGGTTCCAGTACTTGACCGCCCTTATCATTTTATTAAGTGGACTTCTCCTGTTGAAGTTGTTAAGTCATACCCAGATACCGAAGGCACTGAGCAAGTATCCCTCAGGCAAGGCATTGTCCCCAATAAGGATCAACGTGGTGGATCACAGCTGGTTAGATGGGGCAACTGCTACATCTCGGTAAGCCATGAGGTAGATCTATTTAAGAATTATCTACAGCAGAAAGATGGCATTTACCGCCACCGCCTATGCGTGTGGGATGACCAACTAAACCTTGTGGGTCTATCGAAGCCTTTCTCTTTCTTAGATGCCAACATAGAGTTTGCTGTAGGCGCGGTTATCTTAGGCGAAGACCTATTGTTAAGCTTTAGTATCAGCGATAACTGCGCTTTTGTTCTGCGCACCCCTAAGCTAGTGGTTGAGGATTTGATCTTGGAGGCTCTTGATTATGCGAATTGAAGACCTGATAATCAACCTATGCGATGATCCTTTTAATCCAGAGTTAAACTTTAATGTAGCCGTTAAGTATGAGGAGATGGGTCAAAGCGCCTCAGCGGTAACCTTCTATTTAAGAACAGCTGAGTATGGGCACGATACCCACAGCCATTTAGCCTATTCATCTCTGCTTAGAATGGCTTACTGCTTTGATACCCAGAACGATAGGCAACATACAGTTATTAATTGCTGGCGCCAAGCCATTCTTGTAGATCCTTATAGACCTGAAGCGTTCTTTATTTTATCTAATTACTATGAGCGCCAAAGTGCTTGGCAAGAAGCCTATGTGTGGGCAAACATGGGTTTGGCTCAAGCAGATGAAACACCTTTACCTATAGATGTTGGTTATCCTGGACGCTTTGCTCTTTATTATGAGAAAGCCGTATCTGGATGGTGGTTAGGGCGGCGCGAAGAATCAATTGAGATTTTCAATAGACTACTTACCCAAGACATCCCAGAGCACTACCGTCAATCTATAACTGAAAACCTGAAGAGGATTAACCCAGATGCTTCTATTTGATATAGGCGCCAATCGCGGGGACGCTACTTTGGCGGGTATTAAAAAAGGCTACACAGTAGTAGCTATTGAAGCAGCCCCCAGAGTGTTTAAGACTTTAGCCTCTAACTTCATCTACTCTGATAACATTAAACTACTCAAGCTAGCGGTCTCAGATAAATCTAACGAGGTCGTAGAGTTTTATGAAGCCTACGAGGACGGACTCTCTACCCTAAATAAAGAGTGGCTGACCTCAGAAACAATGCCTTACAACGGCAAACCTTACAGAACTGTTCAAGTATCTACCATTACTGTGGACGATCTTGTAACCATTTATGGCATCCCTGACCTAATCAAGATAGATGTAGAGGGCGCGGAATGGTCTGTCTTTAAAGGCATGACCAAAAAGTATGGAGCTTTAACTTTTGAGTGGACAGATGTCACTATCCCTGAGCACACAGAACAACTTAAGTACTTGGCTGAACTGGGCTATGAAGAATTTTCTATTCAATTTATTGAGCGTCACCTAGAAGAACCTGAACCTGACTCATGGCTCCCTCTAGATGCCTGCCATCTGCTAAAAAGTCAGATTGAGGCTCGTGCGGAAGACTGGATCGCTAATGGTTGGAAAAGCGCGGGTTTGCGCCCTACAGCCGATGTAGGAATGCTTTGGGTTAGGTAGTTTAGGCATACAAATACGCTCTTTATAGCGATAATTAAACCACGCGTAATTAAGGAGCTACATGGCCACCTCTTATAAAGTCCTGGGTCAAGTTAACCCATCTGCAACAACGGAGACAACGCTTTACACACCTAGCGGTTCTGCTGCTGCTGTGGTCTCAACTCTTACTATCTGTAACCAATCTGCAACAGCCGCTACCTACCGTGTTGCGGTTTGGCCAAACGGCACATCTTCGACTGTAGCTAAGAACTGGATTGTATACGGCGCGACTGTAAACGCGAATGATACAACGGCTCTTACCCTAGGTCTTACCCTTGAAAATGGCGCCACACTCCGCGTCTATGCCTCAAGTGCAAACCTTTCATTTAACGCATTTGGAAGTGAAATAGTTTAATGAGCATCTCTAACGCCAATACCTCTGCCGCTAATATAAATCGGTTTCAATACACGGCTACTGGCGGAGAAACCTCAATCTCTGGGGTAGATTCCAACGGCGCCACTATCTCCTATATTATAGGTAAAGAACAGGTCTTTGTTAATGGCGTTCTTCTAGAGCGCACGGCAGACTACACGGCTACAGACGGGGCAACTATTGCTCTATCAAACGCTCTAGTAGCTGGAGATATCTTAGAGATTATCGCCTTCTCCGCCTTTACAGTCTCTACGGCTGTATCTGCTGCAACGGTAGCAAACAAGGGTGACCTGCTTGTAGGAACTTCTGCGGCTACAGTAACTAATTTACCTGTCGGAGCTGATGGCTCAACACTCGTGGCAAACTCTTCTGCTGGTGGTGGGGTAAGTTGGACAAGTTATGGTTCACCCAATTTTGCAATAAACGGTGGCTTTGATGTTTGGCAACGCGGAACAAGCGTTACTCATATTGGGGCTGGTGGATATTTGGCTGACCGTTGGGGTGTTAACGGATACCAAGATTGCCGTATGCAGAGAATCGCTCTTGGCTATCAAAACGCAAACCTCAATCTTCCTTACGCAATTCGTTGCAGTTCTAGCACCACATCTGAAGTTTCAAGCGGAACAAGAATCCGACTCAATCAAACTATTGAAAGCGTCAATTCTTACCCTCTTGCTGGCAAAACAGTTACTCTTTCATTTTGGGTGCGTTTTTCGGCGGCTACTGTTTCAAGCAGCACCTCTACTCCTTTTGGAGATTGGGTTAGTGCTATTTGCTACTATACAAGCACAACAGATGGCCCAACTAGCAGCACAGGCGCAGATTCAACTTCAAGTTTAACTTTATCAAATGGTTCTTTGCCTACCACTTGGACAAAAGTTACATATACAGGAACTGTCCCAACGAATGTAAACAATGTTGGTTTGATGTTTGGTTTCTCTAATTTGGGAAATACTGCATCAGCAGACACGGTTTATTACGATATTGCTCAAGTTCAACTTGAAATTGGTTCAGTTGCTACCCCATTTCGCCGCGCTGGTGGCACACTTCAGGGGGAGTTAGCCGCTTGCCAGAGGTACTACTGCACCATCGGGCGAGCAGAGGCTTGGGGAAGTTATTACACTTCAACTAACGCTTCCATTTATT